CCAATCTTACTCCCCGCTGGGTTCTACAATATTGGGGAACAGAAGTTTGTAGACATGGTTTTCATAATGATATTTGGGTAGCTAGTTTAGAAAATCAACTACGTCAAACTAAAAATGATGTAGTCATCACCGATTGCAGATTTATCAATGAGCTAGATGCTATTAAAAATGCAGGCGGAGTTACTGTTAGAGTATCACGTGGTCCCGATCCTAAATGGTACGATGACGCTATTGCTTATAACTCTGGACCTCATAACATGGGTTGGGCTCTGAGTAGAGACCGTTTACAGAAAGCAGGAATTCATGCTAGTGAATATAGCAGTGTAGGTCTAGCGTATGACTATGTGGTTGATAACAATGGTACACTTGTTGAACTGCATAACAAGATTGAAAGAATCGTATGGGTTAATGGTCGACCATCAAGTCTCCTCGACGCCATGTTACCTGCTTCTTCTTAACTACCTCTACACAATTCAAACATATACTTCTAAGATTCACTAGATCAATATTTTCTAAATTACCATCGATGTGAAAAACGGTGATTTGTGAAGAGTAAGTACTTCTAAACCCACATAAATCACATGTGGGTTTTTTCTTATACCCACTTTTAATCCAATTAGGTTGTCTTGGACGAAGTTTGTTTTTCCTCCTACCACACTCATCACAACTACTGCGGTAGTGTGTGGTTTCATTACGCTTGTAGTTAATAGCGCAAAAATTCTTATTGCAGTTCTTGCAAATGGGTCTGATAAGTGATTCCATGATGAGTATTTATTGCCATACCTTCGAAGGTTGTGATGTTTTTTTGTTTATTGCATAAATAAACATATGCAATTTTAGGTGAGTAAACCTCATAATTTTACAATAAAGGAAAGAAAAATGGCACTAGTATCCCCAGGCGTAGAAGTTACGATCATTGACCAAAGTCAATATCTTCCTGCCCCAACTAATTCGGTACCTTTTGTTTTACTAGCAACCGCACAAGATAAAGCAAATCCAAATGGTACTGGTGTTGCCGCGGCCACTACAGCAGCGAATGCAAATAAATTATTTTTAGTTACTAGTCAGCGTGACTTAGTATCACTATATGGTACACCGTTCTTTTACTCAACAACGAATGGTACACCAATTCAAGGTTATGAACTAAATGAATACGGGCTATTAGCTGCTTATTCATTACTAGGTATCACTAATCGTTGTTATGTGTTAAGAGCGGACGTTGATTTAACTAGTTTAGTTGGTCAAACAACTCGCCCAACTGGTACTCCTCCTAATGGAACTTATTGGTTAGATACAACTAATAGTACTTGGGGAATATTCTTATTCAACTCAACTACTGGTAGATTCACACAGCAAACTCCTATTGTAATTACTAATCCAGACAACTTATCAGGTGGTGTTCCTTTAACCAGTATTGGTAATATCGGTGACTATGCTGTAAATGCTATTCAGGTAGTGGGTTACCCAACTAATGCAGCAGAACAACAATTCTTCTACAAAACAACAGATAATGTATGGGTAGTATTAGGCGGCAGTGATTGGAATTTAGATATTCCTTGCGTACAGGGAACTAATTCTAATCCTTCATTAACAGCAGCACAAACCTTTACAATTGGTATGAGTGGAATATTTACTGCTACTATTACAGTACCAGCAAGTCCAAACAATACAGTAGCAGGTGTTGCAGGTGTAATCAATGCATTGAACTACGCAGGTCTTACCGCAGCAGTTGTTAGTGATAAACTAGTAATTTATTCTAACCAACTAGTTACTTCAGGTACCGCATCCTTAGTAATGACAGCCGGTGGCTCAGGAACTGCTCTTTCAGATTTAGGAATAACTGCGGGTACTTATTATCAACCCATAGTACAGTGGGGCACTTCTGCTCAAATGCCACTTTGGACTGCAAGTCAAACTACACCAAGACCAACTGGTTCTGTTTGGATGAAGGCAGGTGCAGCAGGTAATGGTTTAAATGCAGTAGTATCAGTCTTTAGTACTGCTACTAATACATTTATTGCCAAGACAGTTAGCTCACAAACATCAGATTGGGCTGCCTGTGCAAATCTAGACGCTACTGGTGGTCAAACAATTCCAGCTGGCACTATATATGGTCAATATTCATATGGTGGCAATTTACCTTCTTCCCCTTATTACTTATGGGAAAGAATTGCAGCAGGTGCTACAGTTATCACTAGCTCATTAACAACTTACAACTTTACTAGTGGTGACATAGAAGTTCAAGTAAGTGTTCCAGGAAGCTCAACTCTATCAACTGCTTACACTGTTTCTGTACCAACTACTACAGATCCAACAGAGTTTACTGCTGCTTGGCAAACTGCTGGTATTCCTTATACCACAGCAACTCTAAACACAGATGGTGCTATCGTACTAACACATACTAAAGGTGGTGTTATTATACTAAATGACTTCGTTGATGGCGAAAGTAATGGTATAGTTGCCGATGCTGGATTTGAAGCAGGTACAACTACAGGTTGCAAATATGGCCCAACAGTAACTACAACATTTAGTGCCGTACCACAATTAAGCACTACAGGTGGCGGTACTCTTGCAACATTTAATGTTCAACTAGAATATGGTGTGTATACACTAGTCGGTGATGGAGTTCAAGCACAAGGATCTGGGTATGCAGTAGGTAATCAAATTGTTATTAGTGGTGCTGATCTAGGCGGTCTAGTCGGTGCAAATAATTTAACTGTCAAAGTTGCTGCAATCGGCGGTTCTGGTGCAGTTACTGCGGTTACTATTGTATCAGGTACTGCTACTCAAACTTACACCACACAGTTAAGCAATTGGGTAGAATTTACATATATTGCAAACGAAGGTGCTCCATCAGAAGCGCCTGCTGAAGATACAAATTGGTTCTACTCAGTAGTAGATCAGGTTGATATCATGGTGCAGAAGAATGGTTCATGGATCGGTTATCGTAATACTTCATATGACTCAACAGGTGCCCCAGCGGCTACTGGTTCTAATACAACAGATCCAACTGGCCCAATCATAAGTGCTACTCGTCCAACTACTCAAAGTGACGGTACAACATCCCTATCATATGGTGATTTATGGATCGATACTAGTGACTTAGAAGTATATCCTGTTATTCATCGTTGGGAACAAGTTAATGGTGAAGATACATGGGTATTAATTGATAACACTGATCAAATTAGTTCTAATGGTGTTCTATTCCAAGATGCTCGTTGGGCAACCAGTGGATCAACTAGCCCAGTTGATGATCCTATCCCATCAATTACTTCTCTATTATCTAGCAACTACTTAGACTTAGATGCGCCCAGTCCAGATTTATATCCACAAGGTATGTTGTTGTTTAACACACGCCGTTCAGGATATAATGTTAAGAAATTTAAAACAAATTATTTCAATGCTGTAAGATTCCCAGACGAATCACTACCAGCACAAACTAGCACATGGTTAAGCGTTAGCGGAAATCAAAGTACTGGTGCTCCATTCATGGGTCGTTTTGCTCAACGAAGTATGATTGTAGAATCACTAAGAGCATCTATTGATACTAACACAGATGTCCGTGATGAAGATAATTATTTCAATTTATTAGCTACTCCAAACTATCCAGAGCTACAGCCTAATATGGTTGTTCTAAATGCAGATCGCGGTGAAACTGGCTATATCATTGGTGATACCCCACTAGGTCTTGCAGATAGTGCTACTGAAATTCAAGCTTGGGCTAATAACACCGCTGGTGCAACATCAACTGGTGAAAAGGGACTTGTTACTAGAAGTACATATCTAGGTCTTTTCTATCCAAGTGGAATTACAAATGACTTGTCAGGTAATCAAGTTGTTGTTCCAGCATCACATATGATGTTAAGAACATTCTTGCGTAATGATAACATTGCTTATCCTTGGTTAGCAGCAGCGGGTACACGCAGAGGTAATATTGATAATGCACTAAACATTGGTTATCTAAACAGAACAACCGATGAGTTTGTACCAATCAAAACTCGCATTGGCATTCGTGATGTTCTATATACTAATCAGATTAATCCAATGGTATTCTTTACCGGTGTTGGTCTACTAAACTATGGTAATAAGAATAGTTTCGATTCTACAAGTGCGCTAGACAGAACTAACGTGGCCCGTTTAGTAAACTACCTTCGCCGTCAATTGACTATTGCAGCTAGACCGTTTGTATTTGAACCAAATGATTCTGTTACTCGTCAGTCTATCGCAGGCGTAGTACAGACACTACTAGTTGACTTAGTTGCAAAGCGTGGTATCTATGATTATCTAGTAGTTTGTGATGAATCAAATAACACACCTGCAAGAATCGATAGAAATGAATTATGGATTGACGTTGCGATTGAACCAGTTAAGGCAGCTGAATTCATTTACATTCCAGTTAGAATTCTAAATACTGGCGAGATAGGAAATCAAGCACAATAATAATGATACCCCTTTTGGGGTATCATTATAAAAGATAAATAAGAATACAGGAGATTTTAAAATGGCAACAGCCTCACAATCATTATTTAATATGACCGTCGCATCTGACAATGCAGGCGGAAACCAGGGCTTGTTAATGCCCAAACTACAATATAGATTTAGAGTATTATTTCTAAATTTTGGTGTTGGTGCTTCTACTACAGAATTAACCAAACAAGTAATAGACATTAATCGTCCTACTCCAACCTTTAGTGAAATTACATTACCAGTATATAACTCTACTCTATATTTGGCAGGTAAACATTCTTGGAATGAATTAACAGTTAATCTTAGAGATGATGCACAGAATGCAGTATCAGGATTAGTAGGTCAACAACTACAAAAGCAGTTAGATTTTGTTGAGCAAGCTAGTGCTGCAACAGGTCAGGATTATAAGTTTCAAACTAATATTGAAATTCTAGACGGCGGAAACGGTACCGCAGTGCCTCAAGTATTAGAAACTTGGGAATGCTATGGCTGTTTCTTAAAAACAGCTACATATGGTTCATTAAATTATGCTACTAGTGATGCTGTGACTATCCAACTGGGTATCAGATACGACAACGCAATTCAAGCACCACTTGGCTCTGGCGTTGGTACTAATATTGGTAGAATCCTAGGTGGTTCAAGTACTACTGGTATTGGTGCTGGCCAAGGTAATCAAGGCTAATAGCATATAATATGAGTGGATTCTTTCAAAATCTACTGCAAGATTCTGTAACTCAAATTAAGACCGGTGCCGGACAAGCTGTTAACAGCTTTTTCGGCAACGAATACCTTAGAGATTATACTCACGCAGCAAAAACATTTAGACCAAATGCGTATCAGTACGCACCTAAGTTTAAATTTCTATTTCATGTTCAATTTGAAATTAATAACAACCTATACCAAACAGCTTTTCCCGAAGGATCTAACTTTGGTTTAGCCGTTAAAACAGTAAAATTACCAAGCTATCAAATAGACACCACGACATTGAATCAATACAATCGTAAAAGAATTGTGCAAACTAAAATTAAATATGAGCCAATTGATATTCAATTTCATGACGATAATGGCAATATGATTAATAAATTATGGTATAATTATTACACTTATTATTACAAAGATGCTACTCAACCAACAGTACAACCAAGAGGTAGGAATACCCCGGCGCCACAAAATATGCCAAATGCTACTAGTGTTTTAGAAAATTATAACCAAAGAACTACATATTCTCCTAAAATAGCGGGTAATGATGATTGGGGATATATAGGAGAAACATCTGTACCTATTAGTGAAGAGCAGGCTGGTATAGGAACAACTAAAATACCGTTCTTTAAAAATATAACTATATATGGATTTAATCAGCATAATTTTATAGCATATACTCTAATAAATCCCGTTATTACCAGATTTAATCATGACACTTATAGTTATGCAGAAGGTAACGGAACAATGCAAAATACTATGACTATTGATTATGAAACCGTCACTTACTCGGAAGGAGCTGTCGATGGTACTAAACCCAGTAATGTAATTACTTCATTTGGTCAAGATGCAAACTATGATAGAACACTAAGCCCTATTTCTAGACCCGGATCGCAAGCTAATATTTTAGGTCAAGGTGGATTAGTAAATGCGGCCGGCGGTGTGGCACAAGATTTAGCAACTGGTGATATATTGGGTGCTATTCAAAAATCAGGTGCAGCGTATAATACATTTAAAAATGCTAATTTAAAACAAGTAGTTAGATCCGAAATAAATAATACACTATACAATGCTACACTGCAATCAATACCTGGAAACCCAAGAAGTGATAGATATTACCCGGCTGCTAGTAGTACTCCTGGTCCCGGATTGGCAGGTAGTACTGCTGGTACCGGATTGTCTGCCCCACAACCAATACAACCACCTAATAGATAAATTATGGCTAGAATAATAGATTCCCGAGCATCACTAGATCAAACCGTTAGGATCTTTGATCAATTTTATAATTTTGACTTAGTAGTCAGTGGTAGTGAATATGATATTGTTCATTCTTATTTTATTTCTGTATGCGAAGCCAAACAAATCGCGGATAATTTTACAGTATATTTGTTTAGGATATCTCAAGAAACTAAAGTTTCGGTACTAGACTTATTAGAAAATATTCAAGGCCGTAATCAATTAGAAATGAATGTGTTCATTACATATTACCTAAATACTTTCAAATCTAAAACAGCACTATATGGTATAGGTGCTATTCCCCAAGCTAATCAATTTGTAGCAAGAAATGTAGTTCAATAAAATGAGCAAATGGGCACAAGGCTTATATACAGTAAAGAATGCTGCTAAGTATGTAGGCAAGCGTCAACCAAGATATCGCTCAGGTTGGGAACTTACATTTATGACATTTTGCGACAATAACAACAGTGTTTTATATTGGGCAAGTGAAGCAATTTCAGTACCCTATAGAAATCCACTAACTGGTAAACCTTCGATGTATATCCCTGATTTTTTTGTAGTATATCAAAACAAAGCAGGTAAGCAAATAGCAGAAATTGTAGAAATAAAACCAAAAAAACAAAGTCTTATTGAAAGTAGAACTGCAAGTGCTAAAGATAAAGCAGTAGTAGCAGTCAATCATGCTAAGTGGCAAGCGGCCAGTGCATATTGCAGACAAAACGGTTATACTTTTCGCGTAATTACTGAAGATGATTTGTTTAGAAATGGTGCTAGAAAATAAAAAGAGATAAATAATCTTACTATGAGAATAGATGAAATTACAAGGCGAGATTTACTTAAAGGTGCAGGCGCAGCCGCACTAACCTCTTTGGCTGGACAGAGTAAGGCTGCTAGTAAGTGGGTTATGTTTTTTAACGGTGCTAAGGATCGCGCAAATGTAGCAGGCGGCGGAGCCGGCATTCAAGATATGTATTTTGATAGAAATTCCATAGTGCGTAATAGGGATACAATAGAAATATGGATTAAACTTGATGATTCAAACTCTGAAATTAAATTAGAGCCAAATCGCAAAGAGCCATTTATTTGGGAAATAAATCCTGATAAACGGTTATATAAGGACCACCGACCTGACTACCCTTTAAAGGGTTGGATTCGAATTCGACCCGATGACATCGTAGAACAATTAATGGATGCTCTACGAGATGAGGGTATTATCTAATCTATGCAACGCCTTCTGAATTGCTAGAAAATAATTAGCAGTATTAGTCATGCCCAGAATAAATACATTATGACTAAAAAATTGCAAGAACTTTTTGACCTCCCCGACAGTGTAGAATCTGATCTTACTATACCTATACTTGATCAGGCAGAGTTAGTTACTACAGAAGCACTTAGCAATTTAGAAAAAATTGAAAACGCACTTCCCCAAGTTAAAGGGCTAGAATCTAGTGATACTGAACTTGACGAACTATCTGAGCTAGCTATCGATAGCTTTAAAAATCTTCAAGACTTGGGTATGCAAGTAGAAGCTAGATTTTCTGCTGAGTTGTTCAACGCTGCTG